CCCATATCGCAGAGCGGTAACTGCTGTTATTCTTGAGAATCAAGCTCAAGAAATGATTAAAGCTGGTGGCATCCTTCAGGAAGCATCACCAACTAACTCAGCAGGTACAGGTGGTTTCAGCGGTGGTTCAGCAGCACAAGGTCCTGTTGCTGGTTTCGACCCAATTCTTATCAGTTTAGTTCGCCGTTCATTGCCTAATCTAATCGCTTATGATATTTGCGGTGTTCAGCCAATGACTGGTCCAACTGGTTTGATTTTCGCAATGCGTTCAATGTATGCCACGGAGCGTAACGTTGCTGCTTCTGGCGTAGAATCATTCTACAATGAAGCTAATACTGCTCACTCAGGTACAGGTTCACAAACTGATATCTCTCTTGCTGCTAACACAGCATTGGGTAATCAGAACGTATTTGCTTCAAGCGTTGTGAATGGTGTTGCAATGGCAACAGGTACCGCTGAAGGTCTAGTGCCTCTTGAAATGGGCTTCTCAATTGAGAAAGTATCTGTAACTGCTAAGTCGCGTGCATTGAAAGCAGAATACTCAATGGAACTTGCACAAGACCTTAAAGCAGTTCACGGTCTTGACGCAGAAACAGAACTTTCAAATATTCTTTCAGCAGAAATTCTTGCTGAAATTAATCGTGAAGTTCTACGTACCGTTTACGCAACAGCTAAAGTTGGTTGCCAAGTTGGTACAACAACCAAAGGTACTTTTGACCTTGATACAGATTCAAACGGTCGTTGGATGGTTGAAAAAGTTAAGGGTCTTGCATTCCAAATCGAACGTGAAGCTAACGTAATTGCTAAATTAACTCGTCGTGGTAAAGGTAACATGATGATTTGTTCATCAGACGTTGCTTCTGCTCTAGCAATGGCTGGTCTACTTGACTATCAATCAGCACTACAAGGTCAAGTTAACCTAACAGTTGACGATACAGGTAACACATTTGCAGGAACAATGTTTGGTCGCATCAAAGTTTACATTGACCCATACTTCCCAACATCATCAACATCAGAATTTGCTGTTGTTGGTTACAAAGGAAGCAATGCATATGACGCAGGTATTTTCTACTGCCCATACGTTCCTCTACAAATGGTTCGTGCTGTTGATACTAATACCTTCCAACCAAAAATTGGCTTCAAGACACGTTATGGTCTAGTTGCTAATCCATTTTCGGATGGCGCAACACAAGGTCTTGGTGCAATTAATGCAATGAGTAACGTTTACTATCGTGCATTTAAAGTATCCAACATAATGTAATAGAAGTTAGAATAATAATAATATTGTTATTCACCTTAAAGGGGTCTCTGTAAAAAGAGACCTCTTTTTTTTCATATAAATAAAGATATGACTACACCAACAAACATAAACACATTACATCCTAATAAGTTTACGCTATCTTTTGGGCGTATTCCTAATATGCAATTTTTTTGCCAAGGCGTATCTATACCTGGAGTTTCTTTATCAGAAGCAGTAAGAAATACACCATTTGTTGACTTATATTCACCTGGCGAAAAAATAATTTATGATTTACTAAATGTTACCTTCATTATAGATGAAGAACTTAAATCATGGTTGGAAATACATGATTGGGTTCGTGCAATGACATTTCCTTCTGAATTTGAAGAATATGTAAGATTGGGTAAACTATCAAAAGGCGTCAGTGGTGTTTCAACAAAAACTCCGCAGTATTCAGATGCATCTATCACACTGTATTCATCTTCTAATACACCTTATTATAGATTTAAATTTGTTGATTGTTTTCCAATTTCATTATCCACCTTTGTCGTTTCTGCATCAGATAGTCCTGAAAACATAATGACAGCAGATGCCACTTTCAGATATGCATATTACGATATCGAAAAGCTATTTTAATAGGTAATAATAAATTTTTAAGTTGCAATAATTATTGATGTGTGTTATACTCCATCAAAGGAGATATTATATGAATGATTTACAAAATGTTTTAGATATGTGGAAAAAAGATTCTGTTGTAGATAGAACAGAACCTGGTCGTGAATTGATTAATATACCTATACTGCACAGCAAATATCTGACTATTCTATCTAATAATAGAAAACTTTCAAAGAATGAAGAATTCAATTTCAATAAACTGAAACGCTTGAAGTGGGAATATTATACAGGTAAGATGGACCAAAAAGCACTTGAACAAAATGGTTGGCAGCCGTTCCCATATATACTTAAAGCAGACGTTTCAATATACATGGAAAGCGATGAAGATTTGTTTGAATGTAAAAAGAAAAAAGAAATGCATGATGAAATTGTTGATGTTTGCATGAGCGTATTAAAAGAATTAAATTCAAGAACCTTCCAATTGAAGGACTTTATAGCATGGGAAAGATTTGTCGGTGGAAATTGATTTAAAACTTCATAAGTTAAATGAAGCGTATATAAAATTTGAGTGTGAGAAACATATCGCACAAGAATTATCAATCTACTTTGAATTTTATGTTCCTGGGTTTCAATTCACACCAGCGTTTAAGAAAAAACTGTGGGATGGTAAAATAAGACTTGCTGACCTAAGAACATTCACGATATATCATGGTCTTGTTCCTTACATACAAAAATTCTGCGAAGAACGTAATTACACTTTAGAAATAGACTCTGATATAACCGTAACACAAGAATTTTCAGTAAAGGAAGCAGTTGATTTTATATCAACACTAAATTTACCTAAAGAATTTGAAGTTCGTGATTATCAATTAAAATCGTTTCTTCAATCAATCAGAAACAAAAGATTGATGCTATTATCACCAACAGCATCAGGTAAATCTCTATTTTTATATTTTGTTGTCAGATACCTACAGACAACAACAAAAAAAGGTATACTTGTAGTTCCAACAACATCGCTTGTTGAACAAATGTTTTCTGATTTCAAATCATATGGATATGATTCAGATGCATATTGTCATAGACAGTATTCCGGTAAAGAAAAAAGCAGCAAGCTATTTCTAACAATAACAACCTGGCAATCAATTTACAAAAACTCACCTGAATATTTTGAGCAGTTTGATTTCGTTTTAGGAGATGAAGCGCATTTATTTAAAGCTAAATCATTAACAACAATCATGACAGGACTTGTTAATGCTTCATATCGGATTGGTTGCACAGGTACACTAGATGGAACAAACACTCACAAATTAGTTTTAGAAGGTCTTTTTGGACATGTGTATAAGGCAACAACAACAAAAGAATTGATGGATAACAAATACCTGGCTGCATTCAAAATCAAATGTCTCATATTAAAATATCCAGAAGAAATTTGTAAACTAGCAAGAAAAGAAAGTTGGGAATATAAAACAGAAATTGATTATATTGTTTCTAATCCACATAGAAATAGATTCATTAAAAATTTAGCATTATCACTAAACGGCAATTCACTTATATTATTCCAGTTTGTTGAGAAACATGGTAGAGTTCTATTTGATTTAATCAATGCTGAAAAGGGTAAAAGAAAAGTATTTTTTGTTTTTGGTGGCACAGATGTTGAAATACGCGAATCTATTCGTGAGATAACAGAAAAGGAAAAAGATGCTATTATCATTGCATCATATGGAACATTTTCAACAGGTATTAATATCAAGAATCTCCATAATGTTGTTTTTGCTTCACCATCAAAATCGAGAATCAGAAATCTTCAATCAATTGGTAGAGGTCTTAGAATAGGTGATAATAAAGATGAAGCTACATTATATGATATATCAGATGATTTGAGAATAGGTAAATATACCAACTTTACATTGAAACATTTCATTGAACGTGTTAAAATATACGAAGAAGAAAAGTTTGAATATAAATTTTACGAAATAGGATTAAAACTATGAATCAAGTTGTATTAATCAGAATGCAAAGTGGTGAAGATATTATTGCTAACTATAAGCAAAATGATGATAAAGAAACTATAATGGTTCATGAGCCTATGACAGTTTTGATGAAAAGGTCTCCTGAAGGTAAAAATATAATGATAATGATACCTTGGTTGCCAATCGAATTGTTAAAGAACAATCAAGCATGTATATATAATGATGATGTTCTTTTTATTGTAGAACTAAAAGATTCTCTTATTGAATTCTATAATAAAACTATTATTGATTTGTATGAGAATATAGATGCTGCACCATCTGATGATGAATATGACTATCAGATGTTTGATGATGAATTGGATAATGAGGACATTAGTGACTTTGATGAATCAATACTCTTTCAGTCTCAATCTAAAGCTAATAAATTGATTCATTGAAAGGCGACACAGCATTATATCGCACTGGTATATGCCTGTCAATAGAAAAAGAAGGTAAATAATGAGTAAAAAAGCACACTATGTAAACAACACAGATTTTTTAAATGCGTTGG